TTGTTGGGGAAGGGCCGCTTGTAGTCGTTGGACCAAACAAAGCGTAGTATTTAGGAATGGCGGTGTAAGTTGGTAGCGGATACGCCTGACGGATGAAGTTCACATCTTTGTTCAGTAGGTACTCGTATGCACCTGTTGCGTCAATCACAGCCAACGAAAACGTCGAAAGAAAGTCTGTAGGACACGCCAAATACTTGTTGTTTACAGTTGTTACCGCTGTAACATTTTTACGCAGAAAAGGGAACTGAACCGAGTTGTATATACGTTGTTCAGCCTGCGTGATAAAAGTATTGATTTGTGTCGTTGTAGACACAGTACTTGAACTCGCAAGGTACACAGCCGGAAACTGATTCTCGGTGTACGACTGAATTGTGTTGTACAACTCGGTGTAATTCATCCCATCGGCCCTCTAGACATCACGCCTTTGGTAGCCGCACCAGTGCCACGCATTTTAATACCGCTAGTTTTGACATCATCGCGGGCTGGATTACCTGCGCTCACGCGACCACTACCACTTGATGGCGTAACTTGATCTGCGCTCAAAGTGTTTGGATCTACACGCTTTGACATTTTTAAAACGTTGCCAGACATATCGTGGGGCACGGCATAAGTGGCAGCATCACCAACTTCTTTGCCCATCATTTTTTTGCTAAATTTGCCCATGTTAGCCTCCACGTTGATTCATTGCACGAGACATACCCCGGCCAAACTTCTTACGATCCAAACTGGTAGGGCCACCCTTTTTCATGCCTTTGGCGTGCATACGGCCTTCATGGCCTTTGACGGCCTTTTTGGCTTCAGTGTCGGCAATAGCCTTGACTTGTTTCTTGTCCATCTTCAACTCCTTATGTTGTTGCTACCGTGACTGTACCTAATTGCACGCCTAAAACCAAGTTATTTGGTGTTAAACCAGCATCATTTGCTCGTGAACCACCAATAGGGTACCAACCCCATTGGAATATTCTACTGCCACCCTCTGGCGTTCCCGAGCTATTTGTACCTGACAAGATGTAACTTACATCTGGCCGAGGGTCCCGCACAGCTTGCGGGTCATTTACCGGGTACATACCAATCTGAAGCTGTGGTTGATCCTCTTCCCAGCACTCAGGACAAACCTTAATGGCAACCTGCTTTGTCTTGATGGTCAGTTTTCTAAGCTCTTTAAGCTTGTACCGTTGACCACATCGATCACACTCAGAAATTGCATATTTGCCTGAAGCAAATTGATTAGGCATAGAACATGTTCCTTGGAACGTATCTATCTGCCGATTTATCTCTATCTTCCTGTGCCGCCAACATCCACTGTTGTTCGTATTCAGCCTTTAGCCAATCCATCCGAATTTCTGCGCCGGGCAGTTTTTGAGACAGATAAAAAGCCATTCCTGCCACCAAGCAAGGAATAAGACGGAAAGGAATGTCCTGAACATTTACCCCGTTGCCGGCATCTTGCATTCGGCGCAAACGGTAGTAAACCAATGTGTATTGATCCCCAGGCGCAGACGGTGAAGGGTATAAATTTAAAGACGAAAGGTTGTTACTATAGATGGCCGTACCACTAGTATGAGCCGCAGCAGTCGTATTGTTTTGTCCACGGAAACAGTACTGCAACTCATTGCCAACAATGTTTTGGTAAGAAATGGTTTCAGTGTCAATATTGATAAAACCTGACGTAGTCAATGCAGACGGGTTTGCAACCGTGATTGTTGAGTCAGTAGCTGTAATCGTTGCCGCCAAGGTAGCCGTTGTCAGGTTTGTCTGCCCGGTTTGACGATTTACCCAGACCTGAACAGGACGGCCCGAGGCATACTTGTTTGGTATGGTGATGTACGTTGGCTCAGAAATACGCGAAAGATTTAAATCAGACTGATTGGTGCCGGTGCCAGTGCGGGTAACCATGTCCAGCATATCAATCGTGTCATTGGGAATAGCATACTGAATCTGGTTGGTGTTAAGAACAATCTGGCCTTGCTCAATCGTCCACAGGTTGATGCCCCGATTTGCCCACTCAATGGTCAGCATATTCAAGCTACGGCGCGCCGTCTTGAATTCATAACCAGTACGCAACTCTTTACCGCAACGCTCAAACGCATCCTCAATGAGGTCGTTTAGATCAAGGTTGAAGGTTGCGGTTCCAGATGTATTGGCCATTATCTAAACCCTGCTGTTTTCTTTGCAATGTTCTTAGGCTGAGCCACAAATTGTTTGCCTGCTGCCTTACCCGCACGCTTTGCACGGGTGGTTGCGGCGTACTCCGCAGAGCTAAGACTTTTGATCGCAGCTTCTGGGAGATACCGCTCACCCGTTTTTGACGAAGGCTTCCCCGACTTGGTGCGCCATTTCTGGTCGCCCCAGTTTTTAAGGGAAGTTTGTGGCGCTTTCATTCAAAATCTTCAGCGGTCAAACCGGCATCTTCAAGTGCCAACTCTTCTAAAATTTCATCCGTGCCACAAGTGCAAGGGCCATCTTCCATAACGGCGCAATCGCCTGTATGTCCTTTAATCACGATAACCTCCTCCTGCGGCTTTATACCGCTTAGCCATTACTTGCGCTTTTCTCGCGCTCCATTGCCCTGCGCCTGTACCCACAATTGCCGCAGCTTTGACGCTGTTAAAAATCCGCTTACGTAGATCTGGCTTGGTGTAGTTACCAGCCTCATTTACTTTGGATTTAGTCTCACCACCTTCAGCCATCTTTTTAGGCTTTTTACCTGCTGCTTTCATAGCAATAGCAGTAGCTGCCTGTTTTGCCAAACCACCCTTTTTGTACTGGGTAAAGTCAGTATCATCACGGCGCGCTTTCTTTACGCCGCTAGGCATTTTGGAAGGGCTGATAGCGCCCATGCCGCGACTGGCTCTCATTAAATAATCCTGCCTTTGGTCTTACCCCGCACCGCGCAACCATCCGCTCTTTTGGAGGCAGAACTCACTTTACCGCCAGCCTTCATTCCACCACCACCGGGGCCATCAGGAGCGGGCATGACTTGGTCATAGACCTTACCAGCGGACTCCATCATGTCATCCTGTTTGGCACCTTGGATTAGCTTGGCACGTATGGCGCGAATCTCAGGGGTTACCACATCGTCCAAGGTCACATCGGGGCGACGAGGCTTGTAGTTTCCAGGGGTTACCACATCGTCCAAGGTCACATCGGGGCGACGAGGCTTGTAGTTTCGCATGTTCAATGCGTTAGCGCGATCTTGCGTTGCATCGCGGCGAAATGGCATTTTCCTTGCCATCATCATCGTTGGATTATCGGCTAAAGTTTTAAAATTAGGCACGTCAATCTCCTTAAATCATGCGACCGCGAGTTTTACCCCGCTGGGCAATACCATCTGCACGTTTGGATGCACTGGAAACTTTGCCGCCGTGCTTAAACGACATATCAGACACTTCTTTGTTTTCGTAGTTTACGGATGAGCCAGGCTTGGTCACCTCAGTCAAAGACTTTGGTGTGCGGCGAGGTTTGTACTCATCCATATCGGGCGGAACAAACTCAGTTTCTTTGTCAAATGACTTCCGACCACTACGCACATACGTATCCCGTGGTTTGTAATTATCAGTGCGCGTCAACGCTGCTGAACGAGTCAAGGGTGAAGCACTTTGCTCTTTGTCAATACTGTCTCTAACAGACTTCATAGTAGAACTAGGAATCTTGCGTTGCAAGTCTTTGTCTTTGTTTAGCAAGTCAGTCAGAGTTTTATCGTCCCCGTACTGCTCTTTGAAATCTGCCAATTCTTTGGCAGAAACCATAGCTTTACCGCCACGGACTTGTCTGTTTGCATTTGGTGTATATGCCATGATTTACCCCTTTAGCACATCTTCCCGCCAGATTTCATTTTAATCATTGCGCCCTTGGTTTTACCCTTGGACTCAATGCCGCCGCCTTTGGCATAGGCCATGCCGCCACCCATCATTTTTTTAGCCATGCCGCCTTTTTTCATTTTGCCTTCGCCATCAGCAGCAAAAGCTGGCATTTTTTTACCGTCTTTCATAACCATGGGCATACCGCCACTGGCCATCTTTATAGATTTTTTCTTGGCCATCATGGCCATCATGCCGGGGTTCATTTTGCCTGCCATATCACCACCTCTTTTAAAAGATTTGCCTTTGTCGGCGTTGCTGAAATCTTTGCCCACGGATTGTGGGACTCCTGCTTTCTTGGCGAACGATGGATTGTGGGCCACCGCCTCCATGAAGTTGTGTTGTTTCTTACTTGTTGACGGCATCTTTATGTGCCCACCGTTGTACGGTATCAGTTTCCCAGATGCGGATAACCATCCACACGATGGTCAACACGCCACCAACAAGTGCTACCACGGGCGTCATCCACCCTAAGAAGCCCCCAAGGCCCATTACTACGGCAGCGCCATCAGTCATTGTTTTTACGTCGTGGTTCATGTCAGTACATCTTTCCACGGGTTTTACCCCGTTGGGCAATGCCATCGGCACGACGCGAAGCGGAGACTTTGCCGCCTTTCTTCATGTCTTCAGTTTCACCAGACATGACACGTTCACGAGCTTCGGGAGTCAGTTTGACACCTTCGTGGCTGCGTTTTACTGCCCGCTCAACTGCGTCACCAAGGCCAGACTTATCGACAAACTTCTTGCCAGCGCCCGTGCGTTTCTCAATCTCGTCGCCAATTGCCAAACCTGTTTGAGTAGCCAGAGATACAGCACCGGCACGCCCTGCGTTACGAAGAAGTCCACGCCCGCCAGCTTCTTGCTGCATACGACGGTTGTATTCGTTCTTTGCAGTGGGGTTCATCCCCCGGTTTGTGCGCTCAATATCACCAGCAGCGGATTCCAAAACAAGTTCTTTTGGGTTGGGTGTTAAGTCCTTGGCGCTTGTTTCGCCTTGACCACGATAACGCTCCATACCCTCTGGAGCTTTTTTGTTTAGTTTTCCCATGGTATGTCCTTAGCATTTCCAAGCCCGCAGGCTTTTGTTAATCCGACTGTTTGGGTCTTTGGCTGTCTTCTCGGATGTAAGTTTCTTCTTCATCCCAGTCATCCTGGCGCAAAAAGAGTCGCGCCTGCTGCCGCCCTCTGGTTGAGGGGGTTTCAGATTCATCCCTTGCTTTTTCGCAGAGGCTCGGCCCTTGGCGTTGAGTCCGCCTTTGGGGTTCTTGCCTTCCTTGCGTGTCCATGCAGGAGATTTAGCCATAGAACACTACTGCGGTTGTCGTTGCAGATACTACGGCAGATATATTGGTATCACATCTAATTCCCTCACCGGGCATCAGAATATAAATAGCCCCTGCCGCCGCTGGCGCAGTGAAAGAAAATCTAGCAGTGCCGCCTGTACCATCATTTAACACAACCGTTGCTCCTGTTGAGTAACTAATTGATATACCTTTAATGCGGGCTGGGCCGCCAAAAATAGTAGTAGTTGCATTAGCAGCCGCAGCCGTTGATTTAACGTCTGTTTGCATTGCCATAATCAATCTCCTTTAAAAAGGGGCCGAAGCCCCATTCGGTTGATTAAGAGTTAGCAAACGGGGTTGCAACAGTGCCAGTACCCATCACTGTGCCGTTGACCATGTACTTTAGAGCAGCGACAGCAACAATCTGCACCCATGAACCTGCAACACCGCCAGTGGTAGTTCCGTTCAAATTGATGAAGTCGTTTGCGGCGGCGGCAAAGAAACCAACTAAAGTGGCTCCATCTGCATCGGTGTCGTTCATGATGATTGTGCCAACGTACTTGTCAGTACCGTCAGTAGCAATCTTTAACGAGCTAGTGGAGATGGTGGTAGGAACCCAGATTGTGTAGACAACGCCTTCGTTGTTCAACGTATTGGGGTCTTGACCAGGACCAGAAGTTGTGGGATTGGTAGAAGTGTTGATAGTTGGCAGCGTTAGCGTAAGTGCTGCGGCCAATGATCCACCAACGCTAATGATTCGCCCTCCATGAGCTTCAGGACTCAAAGTGGTACTAGCTGTGATTTCAACAACAGAGGCTGGGCCTTGCTGATAGATGCCGCCCAAAGAACGAATTGGGCCTTGAAATGTACTGCGTGCCATGATAATTTCCTTACATGCAAGTTAGGCGTATCTGTCTGCATGTCGTCAGCCGGGACTGTCAGATACACCGGGAAGCCCGGAATAGTTGCAATATACACTAAAAAAAAATGGCGTGCAACAAATAAAAAGGGCTCCCGTAGGAGCCCTAGTAGCAGGCCAGTCACCTCTGCCGTACTGAACCTATCAAGCTCCGGGTGAGCCAAACATTCCCAATGGATCAGAGAATCCAAAAGAATAACGCTCACGAGACTTGTAACGAACGTTGCCGGTGTCGAAGTCGCCGTCCATGCTGTTAGACAGCGGAGTACGGACAAAGTGCTTCATACCGTTGGGTACGTCAGTAGTCAGGAACCAAGCATTGGTGTCTGTCAAGAAGTGGTTAACGCAATATCCATCAGGAATAGAGCCATTGTTCTTGATCGCGTTGATGTCGTTGTCAGTGGTGCCGACACGGAGTTCGGTTTCCAACAGACGAGTCGAAACGAATTGCAACTGCGGAGGAACAACCAATTTCTTGGGCTTAGCTGCAATCAACAGGCCGCGCTCATCTGTCCACAAACTGATTTGAATAACTGCGTTTTCCAACGAAGTCTCATTCAAGTCAGAGGCGGTAGATGGAGTGTTACTGTTGACACCACCAGAAACCAATGGATGGCTAGTGCTAAACAATGCAACACCATCACCGCCCGCGTAGGACGCTGAGAAGCCATTGTTCAACACAGCAGCAGCCTTAACTTGCTTGGTGTATGACATAGCACGAGCCAGGGCTTTGGTGTAACGAGCAGACAAGCTGTCGTACAAATTGTCTTCGATGGCCTCTTCGGTCAGCGAGAAACCCAAAGCAATGGTTTCGTGGTTGTAACGAGCAGTCCAAGCTTCCTGTGCATTGTCATAAGCGATGGCAGAGCCTTCGTTCTTGACAGGTGCAGCAGAGAAACCAGACAGTTTCGTTTCTTCTTCAAAAGAACGCTCAGAAGTCTCAGTCTCATAGATTTCTTTGTGTTCTTGCCCGTACGTTGCATACTCTAAACCGAACAAAGCGTTCAGGCCAGGGAGCAGCTCTTTCAATAGTTGTGCGCGTGAAATAGCCATGGTTTATGCTCCTTATATGCCAGTGGCGTTGTTGTACTGATGCATGGTCGCATTTATCTTAACGATAAACTCAACAAATGCATCAGCGCCTGTTGCTGTCTCGCGCACCACATCAATAATGCGGATAGGCAGCGTATTGGTAGTAGTTTGAGTGCCTTCATCAATAGCCACTGCTGAATTACCAGTAGTAGATGAACCAGCGTTTTGAATCAAAGCAATGTTACTACCAATAGCAGCGATGCCCATCGCGGCCACGGTTGTGGTTGCGGAACAAGAGACTACTTGGAACAGCGTGTCAGGATCATCTGCAACGACTGCAAAAATCTGCGTGCCAGACTTGATAGACTGACTTGCTGGATAAAATTGCTGTTGCTGAACTTGACCAGTTGAACCATTGGTAAACTGAACACCCAAGAACACACCGCAAGGAGTGGCGGTTGTAGTGCCAGTGTCCTTTTCGATTGTTCCTGATGTGATGCGTTTAACCAAATCACCGTAGAAAATGCTGGTGGCATAACCACTCGCAATTTCCATCAAACGGGTTGCACCCGCGAATACCTGTCCACCAATTAGGTTTACAGGCTTTAGACCGTAAGGGGGCGAGACTGTAGGATAAGCCATTTTAAAGCTCCAAAAAGATTAAGTGCCTTTGCCAAAGCTTGTCGAAGATTTACCCTCTTTAAAGATAGGCATCCGCGAGTCACTCTGACGCATTAAATTGTTATCCACAGCCCGTGTTTGAGCATCTGTTTGCTTTTGGAAATGTGCATTTCTTTGAGCAACAAATTCTGTTGGGGTCTTGCAAAGTAACAATCCGCCGATTTCAACGTTGTCTTTGTATCGACTATTTGGATCGACTAGCAGTTTGAATTTGGGTTGCTCTTCAATACGAACAGGTTCCCAACCTTCACGGATTTTGGCCGAAAAGTTACGCGGGTCTGCTTGATTTAAGTTTGCAACACGAATCCATCGGTAATTGAAGCCAGCCTCTTTGTCAGGCTCAGGAAGTAATTCAGCTTGCATCCACTGCTGGGGGCGCTCGTAGAATTCTCGGGTATCAATTTCACGGGGTGTTCGGGTATTAGCCATTTTGGTTCTCCAGTTTTCTCATTTCAATTGCGTATTGTTCAGGTGTTATGTTCAACTTTTTTGCTAAGTTGATCTGGCTGGTCCTCAACCTCACTTTGTTTGAAGCTGTTGATCTCATCGCCGGTGCAACCACACTAGGTGATTTTCTTGCCTGAACCTCCGTCCTTGATTGTTCAACTGACTCCCCAAAAACTTCAGGGAAACGTTTCCGCATTGTTTTGTCCAATGCCGAATAGTACTCCGCAGAACCAACCTCCACTCCATTGTCTCTAAGTTCTTCGTGAAGACCAAGAGCAAATGCACTCATTCCTTTATTGGTGCCAAACCAAGGGTTGCGCTTTTGCCACGCTTTTGCCGTTGGATCTGGCTCAGGAATGTCCTGCACTTGAGCGGGTTGATACTGCTCAGATTCAGTTTGTACCTCATTTTGCTGCTCTTGTAAAGTAGGCATCTTGAAGTTCTTTGCCTGCATAAGCCGCATATTGGCCTCTTGCATAGCTTGCTGGGCATCCATTTGCTTGTCCACATCGCCTGATTCATAGGCTTCGCGGTAGGATTTTTTAGCCATTTCAAGCTGTAAAGACGCCGTATTTTGGATAGATTGGACGTATTCCTTCTCGCCGGCCTGCAAAACACCGCGGATTTTCTTGTTTTCATCCATCAAACGCCGGGCTAAAGTGACAGCTTCATGCTGTTCCCGTAGGGCAGACTCTTTTTCCCTGCGTTCATCGTGGTAAACCTTCCGCATTTGCAGAATTTTTGCCTTGACATCATCGTCATAAGACTCTAATTCGTCTTTTTCCAGCTTTTCAACAATCTCCTTGGGCATCGGCTTGCGATTTCTGTCCTCTGGAGGGGTATCGTCTTCAATTTCTATCTCTATATCAGTCGATTCTTCCTCATTCTTAGGTTGATTTTGATCAACCTCATCAGGGAATTTGTATTCGGTTTTGTCCATTTTGTGGGACTCCTATTAGTTAGCGCGTTTGATGCCGCGGGGATCTTCAACTACAGCTTCTACAGAATCATCGTTGATCATGCGGAACTCTCGTCCGTGAATAAGCAATCTGGTGCCCGCGTGTGGACGGACAATCACAAAATCACCTTGTTTACACCATGCGCCGCTTGGAAAACGGGTTGCATCTTTATAGCAATCGGGTCCAACCTCTACTACAAATAGAACTGTTGCCAGTTTTTCTTCATAGTTGACTGTTTCCCCTGCTTTAATGATGCCGCTGTCGTACTCTTTGTCCACTTCTGGGATGGCACAAAGGATTCGATAGCCAGATGGCTTTGGTAGTTGAGTTGCTTTTTCTTCCGCTGTGGCCTCGTATTGATAAGAGCCAACAACTTCAGGGCGATTGGGGTTTGAGCCAATCAAAATTTCATTCATCCATTCTCTCCAAGGTTTGCTTCAGGTCTAATGTGTATCCCCTCGCGGTCAGCAGACCCTTAATCTCACCGCAAAGTCTCTTGTATTCCTCAAATGTTTCGGCTCTTCCTTCTGACAGAAAATCCTTCAGTTGAGAAACTTTATCGTCTGTTTGTTTGACGATTACATCAAGTGCATCCATTAATCACCTTTTTGTTTGGTTTGTGTGTATGCTGTTTTCAATCCATCAGCCATCAAATCTTTTTGATGTTTTTCACGGTCATATTTGTTTTTGGCCGCTTTTTCAACGGCGCTAATTCCCGTCTTGACCATTTCAATTTTGCGATCATTTTGCATCTGGGCCGCGGCTTTTAATGCGTCCATGTTGATGCGCTTATCATCAGTTGCTTTTTGCGTTTGTATCCGCATAGATTCAATCTGCTGCTGGCTCTGTTTGAGTTGAATGTCCGCCGCATCCTTAGCCGCCTTGCGTTGCTGCTCAGCTTGTTTAATTTGCAACTCTTGTTGTTGCATTTGGACAATAGGATCTTGAGCTTGCTGTTGAGCTTGTTGCTGTGCAGCCTGAGATTGGTTCTGAATCAACAAACGCTGAGCCGCTTGTGCCAGCATGGGAGCTAGTCGAGCTTCAACTTCTGGGTCCATATTTATATCTTCACCAGACGCATCAATTTGAGGCGGCAAGCTCATACCAAGTTGCAATTCAATTTGCTTCCTGTACTCAAATCCCAAATGCTCATTAATGTGGTTCATCATTGCGGCCTGCAACTGAGGCGCAATAGGATTTCCTTGTAGCAACTGCATGATCTTTGGATCTTGCATAGCCGACATATGAACCGTAATATGAGCTTGGTGATCTTGATACATAAATGCCTTAACGGGCTTCATCATCAAAATGTTTTGGTTCTCACTGACAGGATCTTCTGGCTTGCGATCATCATCCATTGGAATAAGTTTCTGAGCATTCTTAATGCCCATCACCTCCAACATCTGACGATGCAACAGTGGCATGTTGTACATCTGTGGCGCGCCTTGCGCCAACTGCAACACAGCTTGATACTGCACAATCTTTTGCGCCATCGTTGACGCATTAGGATCACTCACAGGAATAACGTCAACCTTGTCGTAATCAGACTTTTTGGCCGAGGGTGTTCCCTCTGCGGGCACATACTCATAGTCATCAGGCGTGTAATCACGAATGATGTCCTTGATCAAACCCAACTCTTCTTTCATGGCAAAGTGAATGCGCGCTTGAACGGCGGACATTACTTTAAGAGTCTGTTCCAATAGAGCTAATGTCGTGCCAACAGGTGCATTGGCAGACATATCGCTAACATTCATATCAGCCGTATTTGCAAACCGGCGACCATCTTCAATGATCTGTTGCAGCAACTGATACAACGTCTGACTTGGCTCCTTGTATGGCAAAGTCATCAAATTATCTTTGATGCTGCCACTTGGTACATCCACATCTCTAAATTCACCTGGAGCAATAGGTGTGTCATCACCTTTTACTCGTAGGCCGCGGGTTTTAAATCCGCCGGGTAAGTTAGATAGCGTGCCGGCATCAACCAACTGGCGCAACAATGAAGTACCAGATTTTGCAAAAGCTCCAATCAAATGGATCAAGCCAAAAGCATAGAACCCAAACCCAGGTATGTACGGGTAGTGAACAAAGTGCGTTCTCTTATGGCACTTCTTATCGTCCTGTCTCCAATTCCGGCGGATAGCTAAAACATTCCCGCTGCTCTTATCAATCGTTACGATATAAGGCAATGCCAATCCAGTTTCTTCGCCATCATCTTTATGCTCATAGCCCTTGATATCCAGGTCTACATTCATCTCAAGGATTTTGAATCGATCATCTGATGTAGCTCTAAAGCCCATTTTTTCAGCAATCTTTTTCTCAACCTCATCCAGCGCAGTCTCTGGCGTGCCTAGATCAATATCCCTCCAGAATCCTGCCACTTGAAGCCGCTTAACTTCGTTCTCTGTCTTACGCATAACGTGCGTAATGCGCGGTGAAGACTGCAAATTACTCGCACCATAAGGCACAACCAAATCTTCTGCTGGCACAAATATAGAAGCTTCCCGCTCAAGATACGGGTCATAGTAGATCTTCTTAAAAGCATTACCAGATAACCCCAAGCCCCACAACATACGCTCATGCTCAGGCCGGTACTCTTTATTTTTTACCGTCAGCCGGTAATTCATATCTGCTGCCACGCGCATCGACGCATCTTTAGTCTCTGGCGTTTCCTTACCAATGATTTGCGTCTTTACCGGGCCAGCCGCTGGAAACGTGGACATGATGGCATCCGACTGAAAACGTACCAGCGCCTCAGATAAGAGCGGGTGATACACACCACAAGCTCCCTCCCACGGCTCACTGCGTTCCTCAATCTTTAATCCCAATAATTCCAAACCATCTACGTAAGTCTGTAGCCAGTCCTTACGCGAGGACACATCCTCTTCAAACTCACCCAACAACTCACTAGACAACTCTTGCAAATAGTCTTCGTCCAAATGCTCAGCCAAGTTGGAATCAAACTCATCTCCGCCTACATCCTCTTTGCCAATAAAAATCTCCATCCCGCCCATTTCAATACTTACAGACTCCGGGTCTTCAATCTCAATCTCAATTTCAGGCGGACCCTCATCTAGGGCTTCAATACCCAAAGGGGCTTGATATAGAGACTTGTCCATGTTAGTGGCCATTGGTGTTCCTTAATAGTATGCGTAAGATCTACGCGATCTTGGCTCGTCTTTTTCGTCAGTGTCTAACCGCAAAAATCCGCCCGCCCGAAACCGAATCAATGCTTGGGTACTTGAGTCCACCAAGTCATCATGTGATGCGTTTGGAAATGATGCCATCTGTTCAATTACTTCATATGCCCACCTCTTATCAGGTGCCCACACTTTACCCGATTTAAACAGATCAGTCACGGAATTCAACCGCACAAACTTATCGTTCCCCCGAGTAGGCGTAAATTCAGATACAGATATACCCATTCTCCGCAACTCAAAAATTAACGGAGATCCAGCCGCCTTAGCCTCAATAATAAAAGCATCAGGCTCCCACTCGTGATACAACTCCTGTGCCTTAGTCTTCAATTCAGGAAACTCCATCCTCTCCTGAAACGCATCTAGCAAGATTACATTCACATCGTTTGGGTCTTCATTCATATAGAACACCCCCCAAGTAGTACAAGCCGAATAGTCACTCCGCTCATTCTTCGTAAAAGCAGTATCCCAACTCTGTATCAAAAACTCACAAGCCGGCGGCTTCTCTCTTTCCCACAACCTCCACCACTCCCTCTTAACCAACGCACCCTCTTCCCCCGTCGGCTTTTGCTGGTACTGAGCATTCCACTTAGAAGCAGGTAACTCCTCCTTCAAAGCCTCCAACTCGTCCAAGCTCCAAAACTCAGGCCACAACGGTTTACCCGACGGCAATATTGCCGGCAACTCAATCAAATCCCACTGCTCACCCTTCTCTCTCTCCAACGAATCCTTCAATACCCGGCCCGTCAAATCTCCATCCGCCCACCGAGTCATCACAATCACAATCGTCCCGCCCGGCTGTAAACGTTGACGGGGTCCAGACGTATACCACTCATACACCTTCTGGTAAACATCCGCGTTATGTGCCGCCGCCGCAGCCTCCTGCTCACTGTGTGGATCATCAATAATTAACAAGTCCGCACCCTTGCCCGTTACCGTACCCCCCACACCAATAGCAAAATACTCACCCCCCTCATTAGTAGCCCACCGGCCAGCAGCCTTACTATCCTGCCTCAAATGCACCCCGGGAAACACCTTCGCATAAGCCTCACTACCAACCAAGTTCCTAACCTTACGCCCAAACCCCACAGCCAGTTCCGCCGTGTTTGAACACTGAATTACCTTCTTCTTGGGAAACTTCCCCAAATACCAAGACGGCAACAAGTAAGAAGCAAACTCAGACTTCGTATGCCGAGGCGGCATATTGATAATTACCCTCTTAATCTTCCCACTCGCTAGATCCTCAAACTTCTTGGCCATCAACGCATGATGCCGCCCATGTACAAACCCAGGCCACATCATCGTTACATAATCCATAAAAGTACCCTGCGCCTTCTCCCTCTCCACAGCCGCCTGGTAGACCTTTATCTCATCTATCAACTTCTCATACTGAGCCGGATCTAACCCACTCAGCATCTCCTCCAAAGAATCATTCATTCAACTTTCCTAAAGTTAATGTACACAGGCCGTATAGTCCGCCCCCTATTCTTTAATCTCTTCAATACACCCAACTCCACCAACCGATCAACCAACCTGGCCGTGTTCCCAATCCCACCCTTCCCCCTCATATCCATAATGTCCCTCAACGACGGACTGCTGTGAAACCTCTTCCACCACTCATCCACAATTACAAATACCTCCCTCTGAGCCGGACTCATCTTTACCCCCAAACATTCCTCAAAACTGGTTCTACGCTTAACCGACATCGCCCGATTAATCAAAATCTGCCTGGCAACGTTGCCACCCTGCGTTTTCATGTTACTTAAAAGTTCCAAAATATATACCCCCCACTAGCTATTTAGGTTTTGTTAAGGGGGGTGTTTTCTGTAAGTTTCCACTCGGTGTCAGAAACCTGTAAGTTAGGGGTAGGGGGGTCAGATTCTGAAGATGTTCGGGTGTGTGGAATAGTATGTAAGGGTTGAGTGGGACTCCAAACGGGATTCGGGGCGGTGGGGGTCGCCGCGGCGTCCGGCTGGGAATCGTCAAGGGATGGGGTCAACTCTTCGATCAGCGCGGTCGCATCTCGCGCTGTCGCAT